ATGTGGTAGGTACAACTGTTACTGCTGCTAACGTTATCACAGAATTAGGGAAAGTTGTTGACGCTATTCCTGCTGCACTTTACGGAAAAGAAGACTTGTATATATTTGTCTCTAACTCGGTGGCACGTGCATATGTAAGGGCTTTGGGCGGTTTTGGTGCTTCAGGTTTAGGAGCAAACGGAACTAACGCAATGGGTACGCAATGGTTCAATAATGGTTCATTATCTTTTGATGGTGTTAAATTATTTGTTGCAAACGGATTAGCTTCTAACTATATGATGGCTGCTCAAAAATCAAACTTATATTTCGGAACAGGTTTATTATCAGACCAAAATGAAGTAAGAGTAATTGACCAAGCAGAAGTAACGGGAGCGCAAACAGTAAATGTAATTATGAGATTTACTGCAGCGGTTCAATATGGTATCGGTTCTGAAATCGTATTATATACTCCAGCGTAATTAATTAAATATTAACTTTAAAAAGGGGAGGTAAAATGCCTTCCCTTTTTTTATAAAACATAAATAATATGCCTTGTGATTTAACTTTAGGAAGATTAGAAGTTTGTAAGGATTCAGTAGGTGGTTTAAAAAATGTTTACTTCGTTAATTACGGAGATGCAACGGGATACACTTACGACGCTACAAATACGGATGTTATCGATGCGGTAGCAGGTACTCCAAGTGCTTACAAATATGAGTTAAAAGGTGCAAGTACCTTTACTCAAAATATTAATAGTTCACGTGAAAACGGAACTACATTTTACGAACAAGTTTTGGAATTAACTTTTAAAAAGTTAACTGTTAAAGACCATAAAGAATTGAAGTTGATGGCTTATGGTCGTCCTCAGGTTATCGTAGAAGATAACAACGGAAACTTCTTTTATGCAGGTTTAAAACACGGATGCGAGGTTACAGGTGGTACAATCGTTACAGGTGGTGCAATGGGTGATTTAAGCGGTTATACATTAACGCTTACAGGACAAGAACAAGCACCTGCTAACTTTATTGGTGACACTTTAACGGCTGCAGGATTTACAGTGGTTTTAGGTTCTTAATTTTTCATAGTTTTGAATTTAAAAAGCGTATCTTAATTGGTACGCTTTTTTTTATTTTAACAGAAATGTTAAATTGTTGTTTTTAAATAAATAAGTAATATGATTATTTTAAGAGAGCAAGCAACCGCACAAACATTAAACGCTATTATCTATGGTAGTAGTGCGGATACTATTGTTTTGCGTGACGAAGAAACAAATATTGACACTGAAATTGAAGCAGTTTTTTCAATTGATAAATATTTTGTTACTACTTCTGTTATTTTTCCAATTAAAGAAAGTAAATATTATACTTTAACTATTAAAGATGGTACAAATGTCGTTTATAGAGATAAAATATTTTGTACTAATCAAACATTAGACACGTATAGTATAAATAAAGATGCTTACGTTGAACACGTGACAACAAACGAATATAAAATATTTGAATAATTATGTATGTATTAAATTTAAGTGCTTATACAAGTCCGCAAATTAACGAAAGTAAAAAAGGCGAATATGTGGAATATGGAGCAGACAATAACTACTTTCAATTTTTAATTGACAGGTATTTATATAGCACCACAAATAACGCTATTATTACGGGTTGTAGTAATATGATTTACGGAAAAGGTATTAGTGCATTAGACGCTAATAAAAAGCCTGACGAGTACGCTAAAATGATTTCTATTATAAAGCCAAACGCATTAAAGAAAGTTGCTTTAGAACGTAAACTTTTAGGAATGGCAGCTATGCAGGTTGTTTATGAAAAGGGCGAAGTTAAATTTATAGAGCATTTTCCGATGCATACTTTAAGAGCTGAAAAATGCAACGATAAAGGCGAAATAGAAGCGTGGTATTATCACCCTGATTGGGCGAATAAAAAACCGAGTGATGAATTAAAAAGAATACCTGCGTTTGGTTTTGGAAATAAAAAAGAAGTTGAACTTTATATCATAAGACCATACATAAGCGGTTACCATTATTATACACCGATTGATTATTCGGGTGCGTTACCTTATGCAAAGTTAGAAGAAGAAATTTCAGACTATTTGATTAACGATGTAATGAATGGGTTTAGTGGTACTAAAGTAGTAAACTTTAATAATAATATACCGCCTGAAGAAAAAAGAGAAGAAATATCTGCTGATGTAAAACGTAAATTAACAGGTGCTAAAGGACAAAAGGTAATCGTATCTTTTAATAGTAGCAAAGAAAACGCAACAGAAGTAACTGATATACCATTAAATGATGCACCACAACATTATGAATATTTGGCTAAAGAATGTTTTGAAAAATTAGTTGTAGGACATAGAGTTACAAGTCCGATGCTTTTAGGAGTTCGTGATTCAGGTGGTGGATTTTCAAACAATGCAGACGAAATTAAAACCGCTACTTTACTTTATGATAATTTAGTAATCAAACCTTATCAGATTGAAATCATTGAAGCGTTGGATACTATTTTAGCGGTTAATAATATTAAGTTGAAATTATACTTTAAAACTATTCAACCTTTAGAGTTTACCGATTTAGAAAATGCACAAACTTCGGAACAAGTTGCTGAAGAAACTGGAACGCAATTATCAGCACATACTTGTCCAAGTTTAGCAGATGCTTTAATTGACAAAGGCGAAGTTTTAAGTGATGAATGGCACTTAATAGATGAAAACGAAGTTGATTATGATTCTGAAAATGAATTGGATTTAGAAATTGAAACTTTAAATAGTAAAAATAAAAAAGAATTAAGTTTATTATCTAAAATAATAAATTTAGTTAGTACCGGTACTGCAAGACCAAGAACAAAATCTGAACAAGATGAAAATATTGATGGTGTTCAATTTATAACTCGTTATGTTTATAGTGGAGATACAAAAGGCGAAAGAGATTTTTGTAATAAAATGTTAAGTGCAGATAAAGTATATAGAAAAGAAGATATTTTGGCTATGGATGACGTAGCGGTTAACGCTGGTTTTGGTAAAGGTGGTGCAGATACTTATTCTATATGGTTGTACAAAGGCGGTGCGAGATGTTCACATAAATGGCTTCGTAGAACTTATGCAAGTTTTGATACTAAAATAGACCCTACAAATCCAAATGCAAAACCTTTATCTATTGCAAAAGCCGAAAAATATGGTTATCGTTTAAGAAATCCAAAAGAGGTAGCTATGAAACCAAAAGATATGCCATATAAAGGTTATACAGAGGAGTATTGGAATAAAAGAGGATTTAAAAACTAATTAAATTATGTACGCATTACTTATATCAACCGAAGATGTAAAGAAATTTACAATAGCAAATGGCAATTTAGATGCTGACGATTTTATCGAATACATCAAAATTAGTCAAGACATTACAATTCAAAATTATTTAGGTTCGCAATTATATAAAAAGTTACAAGATTTGATTTTAAGCGACGATATAAACGAACCTGAATTTTCAGATTATAGAAGTCTTTTAGTTACTTACATTAAACCTATGTTAGTGCATTGGGCAATGGTTTACTATTTACCTTTCGCAGCGTATACTTTAAGTAATAAAGGATTGTTTAAACATAGTTCTGAAAGTGCTACAAATGTAGATAAAGCGGAAGTAGATTATTTAGTTGAAAAAGAAAGGGATATAGCAGAAAGCTATACTCAAAGGTTTATAGATTTTATGTGTTTTAATCAATCTACTTATCCTGAATACAATAGTAATTCAAATGAAGATGTAAATCCTGATACTAATAATTTTTATAATGGTTGGCAAATATAATAAACCGAAAATAGAGAATTTTAAGAAGCTGAATTTATATTTAGCTAAAGTTGAACAATTAAAAAAAGTACAAAATGAGCGATTGGGGACAAGGAGCGAAAAATAATAATATAGGTTGGGGGCAAGGTGCAGTCAATAATAATATCAGTTGGGGTTCTGTTCACGAGGATAGTTGGGCAGGTGATACTAATATTGTTGGTTTTGCTTACGATACCGATTATCAAGCCATTTTAGATTATGCAACTACGCAAGGTTACACTTTACCAAGTGAATCACAAAGATTGAAACAAAACACTTTGTTAATTGCTTTAAAAGACGCAGGAGTTTGGAGTAAATTAGATACGTTTACAAATTTTGCAACTAATGGAAGTAGTAACTTTGCATTAATAGATTGGAAAAGATTAACTCAATATACTGCGGTTAATAGTCCAACTTTTACAACTAATGAGGGATTTATGGGTAATGGTACAAGTAGTTATATAGATACGAATTTTAATCCAAGTACTCAAAATACAAATTACATTTTAAATAATGCAAGTAGATACGCTTATGTATTTTCAGGTTCATTAACGCAAAGATTTGATGGTAATTCTTTAGATAGTAATAATATGCGTTTAGGTAATTATACTACTCATAAAATCAATTCAGGTACAGTCAATGTATTAAATTCAGCATTTGCATATAGTACGGCTAAAGGTATGAAATCTATTCACAGAACTACTTCGACAAATATATCTTTATATAACGCTTCGGTAGGAGAAACAAGATTGTTAACATCCGCAAATTTACCGAATGCAAATCAATTTATATTTAGAGCTGGAAGTGTTTATGTAGATACTGAAATATCTATGTATGCTATGGGTGCTAATTTAGTTACAGAAAATACTGCTTTTGTAACTGCTTATAATAATTATATAACATCACTATGATAGTACTACACCCAAACACGGAGCAATATAACGCATTAAATGGATATTTTAATAATTGCTATAAACTTGAATTCGCTAAAGATGGTTCAGATAGATGGATTGCAGGTCTTGAAGTATTAGACTGCAAAGAATTCGAAGCAATTCACGACCAATTAAATGAATTAGAAAGGATAGAATACACCCCAACACAAGAATAAATGAAAACCTACTTAACCTACCTTATCGCTGGACTATTTTTATTTTTTACACCTATTTACGGATTGCTTGTTGCAGTTGCTTTAGGTATTGCTTTAGATACCTTTACGGGAATCTTTAAAAGCGTTAAACTAAATGGGTGGCATTCTATTCGTTCACGAAGATTATCGCATATAGTAAGCAAAATGCTACTTTATCAAATCACTTTAATTTTACTTTTTGTAATTGATAAATTTTTATTAAACGAATTTACACACGCACACTTTACTATTGAATTTATGTTTACTAAATTGGTGGCAATTCTTTTAATTTTAATTGAATTAACAAGCATAAAAGAAAACATAGAAGAAGCGTTAAAAGTTGACATTTTAAAGTTACTAAAAGATATGCTAACAAGGGCAAAAGAAGTAAAAGATGACGTTAATAAAATAATATGAGAAATATAAAATACATAGTAATTCACTGTACTGCTTCTCAACCAACTGCTACAAAGCAAAGTATTTTAGACTATTGGAAAAATGTTTTAAAATGGAAGTCGGTAGGTTATCATAGACTGATTGACGCTAACGGAGTTATTCACGAATTGGCAAAATATGAGCAAGTTACTAATGGTGTAAAAGGTTATAATAGTGAGTCAATACATTTTAGTTATATCGGTGGCATAGATGAGAAAGGAAAGCCAAAAGATACGAGAACATTAAAACAAAAAGAAAGTCTTTTATATCTAATAAAACAAGCTAAAAAACAATTTCCGAATGCTATTGTACAAGGTCATAGGGATTTTGGAGTAAATAAGGCGTGTCCGAGTTTTGATGTAAAGAAATGGTTAAAAGAAGTAAATTTTTAAATATTTTTTTTATATGTGGTTTTTTTTATTACTTTTGTTGTAATAACCTACTAAATAAAAACTATGTCAAATTCAAAATGGTCACAATACGATTCAGAAATATTTGAATTAATACAAAGTATTGAAAGTGATACCGAAATAGCCAAAACTATTTTAAAAACAAAATCAACTAAATCTGATGTTGATTTATTAAGAACTTATGTAAAAAGATACAAGCAAAAAAATAAAGGTATTTTAGACGCTTGTACTAATGTTGGAATAAGTCCCGAAAGTACTCCAATGTTATGGCTAAAAACAAAGAACGAAAGTGTACGTGTTACAAATCCATTATACAAAGCACCTAAAGAATTTAGTTTTGAAACATTAGCTAAAGAAGTAATTGAAGATTTAAAAAATTATGTACCTAAATATAATAAAATAGTTTACGAAGATAAAAAAGATGCTCATTTATTAGTTATTGACCCAGCAGATATACATATAGGAAAATTATGTAGTGCGTTTGAAGTTGGAGAGTCTTACAATAATCAAATAGCAGTTCAAAGAGTACTTCAAGGCGTAAAAGGAATACTTAATAAAGTAAAAGGTTTTGAAATTGACCAAATAAACTTAATTATTGGTAATGATATTTTACACATTGATAGTCCGAAAAGACAAACTACATCAGGAACGCCACAAGATACTGACGGAATGTGGCATACTAATTTTATAATAGCAAAAAAATTATATGTAGATGTTATTGAAATTCTTATGCAAATAGCACCTACACACGTTACTTACAATCCAAGTAATCACGATTATACACATGGTTTCTTTTTAGCACAAGTAATAGAAACTCATTTTAGAAATTGTGAAAATGTAACTTTTAATGTTGATATAGCACATCGTAAATATTATACTTACTTTAATAATTTAATAGGCTCAACTCATGGAGATGGTGCAAGAACGGAAAATTTAGCTTTATTAATGGCCCATGAATCGGATAGTTGGCAATCGTGCAAACATAAATATTTTTATACACACCATTTGCATCATAAAGTAAGTAAAGATGTTATGGGAGTTTGTGTTGAAACTTTAAGAAGTCCAAGTGGTACTGATAGTTGGCATCATAGAAATGGTTATCAACACGCACCTAAAGCAATAGAGGGATTTTTACATCATAAAATTAACGGACAAATTGCCCGAATTACACATTTATTTAGTTTATTTATTTTATGTACAAATTTGTTTTTTTAAAATATATAATTATGGCTGATATAACAAAATGTAGTGGGTTTAATTGTCCTTTAAAAGACAATTGCAAAAGATACAAAGCAATAGATGGAATGTGGCAAAGT